TAGCATCTTCTTTTTTATTAATTCCTGTAAATGAATAGTCTAAGCTATTTTCTTTGCTTTGATAGCCGTAGTTACGTAGTAGTTTATTATTATAAATATTAACCCCTGGATTAATATTGTCGTTTTTAAATTGAGCATTTTTAGCTTTATATTTAAAAGGTGGTTTTCTTTTTCTATATATATTTTTAAGTATTTGACCAGTGTTACTATTTTTTATAACACCGACACATTTAACACCTGATTCAAATTTAGATGGATCAGGTATAACATATTCATGACCTCGCAGACTTGATAACTCTATTGTATACGTTAAATTGCTTGAATGAAATACAGATACTCCTGTATTGTAAAAAGATAATTGTTGAGGGTATATCTCATTATGTTTAATGTTAACTAATTGTAAAAATGTATTTGGACTATATCTTTGAGAGAGATTATTTGTTGTATTAGCGTGATCAAATAATTTATTTACTTTTTTAGCTGCACTGTTTATATAGTAAAGATCATTAGAGATATATTTTTTAATTAAATCTCTCTCAATAATAAATTTTAAATTATTAAGAATCTTTTCTTCATTTCTAAAATATCTAGACGGTAACCTTTCATAATTTGAAAATGGTTGATTTATACCGACTATACTATTAGGAGCGCTGATATTATTTATTTTTACTTTTAACGCTTTACCGTCTTTATTAACAGTTAACACCTGACTGATATTAGGCACTTCATCTAAGACTCTTTGTGGAATATTTAAAACAAGATTTTTATCTACTTTATGATAATTGTATACGAAATCATCAGATGCATATGTATTTAAATTAATATTAATATTGTTTGCTATTTTTGGTAAGTTAATATTACTAAAAATAGTATCAGTATTTTCATTAACAAATTCGTTATCATTAAGTAACCGTATAATAAAATTTTTAAGATAATTTGTTATTCCGGTTTTTGAAGATTTAAGTTTATTTTTTATTTTAGTAAATTTAAGTTCTTCTCTTAAACTACGGATATTTTTTAATTGATCTTTTATTATTACAGAATAGTAATGTACTGCTAATTCTAATTCATAAATGTTACTAGTATTAATTCGATCAAGAAATCTTACTATCTTATTATCTATTGTGCTGAGATTTATATTTCTTAGGAACTGTGTATATATATCTTTTACATATCTATCTTTTTTTGTTTGTTTTTCTAATTTTTCCTTCTTCCATTCAGTAAGATAATTATTATATAGTATAGGTAATTCAGATGCATTAAAGGAATCTTCATAATGTGCTTTCCATTCTTTATATGATAACGGATTATGTGTGTGTTGTGATATCATTATAATTGTAATCCTTTTCTAATTTGATAATCTAGATTTTTAAATACTATACCTCCTACAGGATCCCAATTTGCACTAAGAGATGAAGATGCCCTTGTAATAGTATTGTACTTATTATTATAGTCTATAATATTATTTTGTATGTTTTCAGCAGATATAATATTATAATTTGTATACGGATAAAATTCATAAAATAAACTCAACCCGTCGGACCCGCTAATAGTTGTATCTAACGGCCAGCCCCAGTTACTATAGACATTATATTTATTAAGAGCGTATGTGGTTGATACCCCTGAAGAAGAACCATCTACTCTTATAGTTGGAACCTTTTGCGGGTTAATTAAAATAAACTCATTATTAAATTTTTGTCGCGCTACAAATTTAGTTCCTGCTGTAACTGTGTATGTAGCTGGGTCGATTGGGTTATTTAAATCAATATTTCTACTCGCTGCTGATGAAGTATAAAATTGAGTATCAAAGCTTGTATCATACCTCTCATAGTCTCCTAGTAGCTTAGAAATTTTTATACTAAATAAATCATATAATCTTCTTAATTCTGATGGGGCGGTCGGCAGCTGTATATCTATATCTTCATTAAAAAATTGATAAAAGGATTCTAGTGTTTTAATTTTACAAAAATCAACATCACTATTATTCATAGTAAAGTTTGCGATTTTTTCAAAGATTGTTTTACCAAATGTTGTTGGACTTGAACTTGCCTGACCTACAAACGATGTAAATATACCGTCAAACAGTTTATCATACTCATGCTGTAATGTTTGAAACCTATAGCTTTTTAGTATTTCTGAATAATCTGTATCTTCATTAATTTTATAAATTTCAACATCATTAGTAGAAGGAAATACAGTAAAGGTATAAGAACCTGTAATTAGATTATTAACTATAACACCAGGAGGGACTGTATTACCAATACCTATTGAAACCGGGCCAAGCGGCCCAGCTGGGTCATAGTCAATTGTCTGACCAATAGCGTCTGCAGGATTACTTTCAAACGAATCTAATCTTCCAGTTATATTTAATGTCCATGTTCCAGCGCTAAGGGGATCAATATTAAGATATAAAAAACTACTTAATTCTGTTTTATTTGATGTTGTATTAAATGGTAAGTCAGTAGTACACAAACTACTTATATTACTTGTTATTGTTGTGTTACCATCGCTCCAGTTATAATAAAATTGCCGAATATCTATTGAAATATTATCTACTTTACCTACAAAATCATAGCTTGCTTGTATGTAAAGTCGCCCTGGAACATTATTATCTGCATCAACAAGTATAGTATAAGTTCCATCTTCATCAAGACCGTCGCGGTGGTATGGTGGAGTCGGATCACTAGTACCTAGAAATACTCTGACATGACCAGCTGTACAGTCGGATATAGTTAAGGTAACTTTATATTCATTTCCAAGAGTTGCATTTACATCTTGGTATAAATTATCAGCACTACCAGATGTGTTTAATGAATTGACGGCATGTTCAGCATATCCGCTATCCCACTTCCATCCTGAAGCATTACCTAATCCTCCATCGACCGGGCGGTCACCGTATGTCCATCCTGTAGTCCCAGCAACTGTCCAGACTGATGGATTTGCATATGTTCCGGATAATGCGGATGAAAAATCACCGTTAATTAAAGTTATAAAATTATCAATCGGTTCATGGAAAAAGGGTGAGTAATATTTTCCTATGTTTAATTTTTTGTCCGCTAGTGCAATGAATACTTGAAATTTATCACCTTGGCGCTTATATTCTATACTAGACATTTCTCTCATTCCAGTAGATGTAAATGATAGACGGCTTGTAAATGGTGTTATTACTTTAACCGGGATACCAATACTATTTCCTACGTGTTTATTAATAGTAGATTTATCCTTAATTATTGGTCGCGCAATATCTGTTTCTAAAAAGGTTCTATTACTGTTATTAATATCTGTCTCGATATCATCAACATAAAAATTCTGTATTCTATGGCGACTGGTATCTATTCGTATTAATAGATTTACTGCAGTATTTGGTATATCGTCGAAATACTTAAATATTATAGGGCGCCGTACTATAGGTGTTACACTACTTATATATTCATCTGTACTTGAATATAAAATTTTAGCATCAGTTTTTATACTATCTCTTTTTGCACATTCTACTAATACTGAATCTGCATTTATATAAAAATAGTGCGGATATAAAATTGATTTTAATCCATAAACATTATTAATAGGATTATTGTATGTATCATAAAAGGCATTATACGGTACTATGTGCCCGTATTTATTATTAAAGTCATATGGTTTCGCCATACTACCACTCGAGGTAAAAAAGAATGTTTGAGGTTCATCAGGATCTGGAATGTCTTGCCAGGACGCGGTCGTCTCCATGTTAAATGTTTTGAGTTCCCCTGCAGTTACCTTTCTTGCATTTATACCATCTTGTTCTGTTATGTTTCGTGTTTCTACAGCTATGCTTGTATTTGCATAATTATATATTGATATTGTTTCTGTAAACGTTGATTTATATGCATTACTATCTTTATCATATAAAAATATTGAAACTGTATGAATACCAGGTATATTATAAATATGTGTCGCAGTAAATACGTCGGCTCCGCTCAATGTGTAACCATCACCAAAGTCCCATTTTGCTATATGATTAGATACTCTTTTCGGGAATAAATCTTCAATACCTTGCCCTTCTGCTGCAGAGACCACCGGCGTTAATGTAAATTTTGATATACGAGTAAATCCTGCATGAGTAGTAGCTGCTGGATGCCCATCTACACTATTTGGAGTAGTACCAGAAGTATTAACAGTAATTGTAAATGGTACTGGTAAAATAGAAGGGCAATTAAGATCTGTAGTTGATGTACTCATTAATATTCTATTACAGCGTTACTCTTCAAAGCACTTATAACTTTAATTTTATTTTTAAGCACTGTTTCATTTTTTATGTATGGTATTTGATATGGTTTCAATTTTAATACTGAATCAATAAATTTTATATCTTTTCCGTTATATATAGGATTATAAATACATAATGATAATCCTGGTATAGAAATATCTGAATCTGTTCTGATTGTCGTAAAATCAATTATACCAGGAATACTTTCAATATCATTATTTAAATCTCTTACATTTATTGTTCCACCTAATTTTAGTTTTTTAATATATGTAGATATAATATTAAATACCTTTGATTTTAAATTAGCTTCATTTATTAATGCTCGAGATTCTCTACGAATATGTAGTTCAGTAGTATTTTTATATCCAACATTATAAGGTTCACCAGAGGACTTCACTGATAAATCTACATTTAAATAAACAGGATCAATAAAAGAGATTTCACTATTTAATAACTTATAATTTTCAATTTCTAATTGAATTTTTTCTTTTAATGAGGTCGGTAAATAGTTAGATCGAGTAACTACAGATTTTTCTTTTCGTAATTTAGGTACAATACTTAAATATATATTATTTGAGTCAGCACTATCTGCATAATAGTATTGATTAAACAATGCATTTGTATCGCCAGTAAAATCAGTTAACCCTAATTCATCATTTATATATTTTAAATAGTCATTTGTGTAGTCACTATTGTTAAGTACGGTTATATCATATATAAAATTCTTATAATTACGTTCAATAAAACTCTTATAATCAGCTTTTGTAGTTAATCTATATTCTGAACTAAAAAATCTCGGAGCATTTTGCTTAATTTCTGTTACAGTCTCAGATTCTCCAAATTCTGTACTATCTTCAGTATTAGTTATAGTAACGTTTGGAGAATCTTCAATTGATATATAACTAAGAGAAGTATCTTTAACATCTGTAAATATTTCATCGTATTGTGTAGTGTTGTAAATATTTATAGCACTATCTTTTAATGTGTTTTTTGTTACTTTACCTTTAGTACCGGAGGATTTTAAATAATATATAGCTATTGAATCTCCTAAGTTTAATTTCTTACCATTAACATTATTTCCAAATTTAATTTCATATTTTTTATTTTCATTATATGTAACTTCGAAACTCCTGTCATTTGGTTTTGATAAAAATAGGCTCGGTATTCTATTCCATTCATACCATTTATTTTGTTCATTTACTTCTTTAACAAAAACAAAAATATTAAAATGATCTATTAGTATATTACTACCTGGATTTAAATTTATTGTCTCGTATTTTTCACCTATAGGAAATAATATTGGATATTCTTCTATAGTACCTTCGTACATTAGTGTAGTACCAACAGGTGTTACAGTTTCAACAGCAGTCGTTGTTTTTTCAAAAGTAATATCTTGTATGCAAGTAAATGTTTGACCACCACCTGCTGAAAAAGTAAATTTTGGTATAGTATAATATCCTTTACTTAATGCTGCTTTTCCGGAAGCATTAACTGGTAATATACAAGTCTGGGTGCCTAGTGGCTTATATCCTATTAATTTTACTATTCGATTTACATTTTCATATAATTCAGCATCAGCAAAATTACTCTCCGAACTTGTCTGGTTTAAATAAAATAATAATGTGTGATATGTATATGCGAGTATATCTATAAGAGCAGAGACGTTACTACCTTCGAAATTCTGATCTGTAAAGTTAATTGTCGTGTCAGCGTTAAGACGATTAACGATTAAATCACGCATACTTTGAGCATCAAACCCGGTGTATGCATTTATTGGTAAATCAAACTCTGTTAAATCAGATCGTGTTGTAGTTGTGTATTGACTCATAATTAAATGTAATTAAATGTTCCTTCTGTTAAAATTCCGGTTGTGCTGGCTGCTTTATTATCCAATAAAGGTATAATAATAGTTATAGATATCTCATATTCATTGTCATCAGGTCGTGCAATGACATTAACTGAGTCCACTGTTATACGTGGTTCATATATAGGCAGTTCTTCATATATTGTCTTACCAATGATATCTGCATTTTCTCTAGAAATATTATCAAATAAGAATACCTCTAAATCTAAACCAAATATAGGGTTTAGAATTTTTTGTCCTTTTTTAGTGTTAAAAATATTTCTTATAGAATTAAAGATAGCGTTTTCGTCATAACTTAATCTAAAATCTACAGCATTCTTACTAGCTCCTACAGGAGTAGAAGGTATGTTACTATTAAGATCTAGATCTAATTTTAAGTCAGCATAAGAAAATTTACGATATGCATCAGCATTTTTCCTATCTTTAAGTATGTCGAGTCGTATCGGCATGTATAATTATTTAATTTATAAGTGCTTAAAACAATAAATAATTTAAATGAGTACGTTCGATACATTATTTGAAGAACAGATTGGTCAGTTTACTAAACCAGGTCCTGTTGCTGGAGATTATGTTAAAATCAAAAGTAATTATAAATCATCCGATTGGTATAAAGGCTTAGATGAGACTCGTCAAAACTACGTAGGTGAAATTATGACATTAGTAGAGCAAGGTAAATATCTTATGCTTTCTACTATAAAAAAGAATATGTATGAGACGAGACACCCTAATCAACCCGAAAGCACAGATTCGCTAAATTGGAGTTCTGCTGATATCGTTGTTGAAGTTAATCCTGGGTTTTTCTCACACACATTAACAGTCCCAGTGGAATTGTTAGAGTTTGATATGTCGTGGGAAGAAGCAAGAGGTACACGACCAGTTAAAGGTGAAGATGCTGAAGTTGAGTTGAAACCTAGTAATGCAGAAGATAAAGCAATTGATATAGGTCAACAAACTAAAGTACCTGACGGGGATTATAAGTTAGGTACTGCAAATTACTTGCCTTAAACCTGTAAATCGAGTATACAAGAATAGAAGTTGATCTCTTGATCTATACACTGACTATTCTGGTAAAAGTATTTAGAGACTGTAATTAGACAGTCTCTTTTTCTTTCTTCAGGTATATCGCTTATATACATAAAATCAAATAAGCGTTTAAATAATTCATCATAGTCATTATTAAACAGAGCTTCATTTTCAATGATTTGCTTACGAATTAAAGAGTACTTTTTCTGTTTTAATAGTCCTATTAATCCATCGAAAAAGTCTTTTGTAATATTACTACTATTTTCCTTTCCTCCTGAAAGATAATATTTTTGAAGCGCATTAATACCTTTTCGAAAATCTGGATAACAATTATCTATAATTTTAGTAAAATCTTCTTTGTTAATTTTTAGCTCTTCGGCTTTAACAATAGATATTAATTTAGTTAAGTATTCATTCTTATCATAGCTAATATCAAATACCTGACACCTGCTTTGTAGAGCTGGTATGATTTTATGTTTGTAGTTTGCGGTGAGAACGAATCTTGTTAAGTCGTGATATTCTTCTATCGAGTTGCGTAGCGCTTTTTGTGCATCAATAGATAATCCATCACACTCGTCAAGTATTATAACCTTAATTTGCCCAAAGAGACTCTTTGTCTGCGCGAAGTTTAAAACTTTTGTACGTATTGTATCTATTCCGTT